GGGGTAGGAAGTCGTTGGTCTGCTGGTCTACCAAGGGCAATGTTGGTTGCTCGTTCAGCTTGGGTCATTGGTTTAACAAAAGAAGAAACCTCGTCTTCCCATCGTTCACCGTTAAGCCAAGTTGATGGGTGTGGGATGTACTGTTGGTCCTTGTCTTTCCAGACAGTTCTGTTTTGCAGGTTGATGGCTTGGACAATCTTGTCAAACAACTGCTGATCCACCTTCAGCTTTTCAAAAACCTTTCGGGCAAAACTCTTGTTGCTTTTACGGGGATATGCTTTCCAGAAGTCATCAAAAAAATTATTCTTTTGATTAACAGGTTCTATTCTGTTTTTAACTTCAGGTTCTGTAGCCAGATTCTGGCTGGGGGGGTAGCCAGATCCTGACGGGGGGGTAGCCCGATTCTGGCTACTGGGAAACCTCAATAAATACTGGTTTGGTTTTTGTATGTTGTCTTTGAAGACATTTACAGTTTCAACATATCCTAAATCTTGCAAAGCAATGATGTGATTCTTGAGCGTTGACAAGCCCATAGAGCACTCTTCAGCAAGCAGTTTTTGTGATGGATTGCACTGTCTGGTGTGATCGTTGCAATGGTTTGCAAGCATCAATAAAACCAGTTTTTGGCCTGAATTGGCTGTATTGGCATCAATAGCCATAGCCATGAATTTAATACCCATGATTATTTCCGTTCAAAGCCCCGCTTCAAAAGAAACTCACAGCAGGTGGAAGGGGACACTTTTCAGCAGAGTAGCTACTCTCTGCCTAGCTGGGTTTCAAACACTATATCACTTCTTGGACTTATTTCGTGCAGAAATAGCAGCAGCCTTGGACTTGGCATCAGCCTTGGAACTTGCACCCCAAGCCTTGAGCGACAACAGCAGCCTTGTGGGCTCACCGTTCTTTTTTTCAGGTCCAGGCATGTTGCCCATCCTTGCCAAGAAACTAGCACGGCGAGGATTGTCACCAGACTTTACTGGTGCTTTCAAGTTGCTACCGGGGTTTGCTGCTTCGTAGGACTTGCGTCCCTTCTCGTTCAAACCACCTTTAGCATTCTTGCCCTCTTTTTTGGTCCAAGCGGATGTCATTTCTTTTTAGGCTTCTTAGCAGTTTTTGCACTATCTTTGAAGTCAGCAGCAGATGGCGAACCTTTGCTCCCAGGCTTACGCATCTTCTCTTTAGATCCAGCTTCAATACGCTCACGCTTGGCGTGAATGTTGGCGTACAGTCCTTGTTTCATAGCATGTCCCTGTCATTGCTCAACCAACGGTCAAGACGGTTTTCAAACTCACGGTCACGCTGTTCCTGAAAAGCGCTGAACCGTGCCATTTCTGATAAGCCCATATGGTACTCACCATTCTCGTCTGGTGTCAAACCAGCTTTGGGAAATTCTGCCAATGCGTTAAAGATCATTTTGCACCTGCCTTTGAGTAAATTTTTAGCTGCTTGCGCTCAGTGCTCTTGGTTACAGCAAAGAAGTTCATGGTTGCCTTCTCTGTTGCCGTAAACAAGGACGGGGTTTTTGTTTGCCAATCAAATGGCGTTGGTTTGGTAGATTTCATGCATCTCCTTGAGTTGACGTTTACTAGCGATCTCTAGTGCTGTTGCCAGGACGGCAACAATACTAGCCTCCAAATCATCTGGGTGCAGCAAGGGCTCCAGCTGATCAGTAGCTTGGACGATTAGCTCGTAAGCTAAAACGAATTCGTGTGTTTGGTGGCTCATAGGGTGAGCCTACAACAAAAGAAAGAAAAGAACACTAGGGGAAAACCCCTATGTAAAACATATAAAAAGCCTGATACATTCACACTCTGCTTAACAAAAAGGAGATACAAATGAATGTTCAAGCATTGAAAACAGTCAGACGACTGTACTGTGTAGAAGGTGTGCCAACACACACACAACGTCACAACTGCCACCAGTGGGTACGGTCCCTCAGATTCCTTGGCAACAAATGGCTTTTGGCAACTCCTGTAGGTAAATTATGAAAGAATTTCTCGAACAAGCAAAAGAAGACCTTAGGGGCGTTGAGTACTGCCCTTACTGTATGACACCCCGCAATGACAAGCGCTCATGCTGCGAGGAAAACCACTTCATCAACTTTGAAGACTTTGATGAAGACACCCAGCGTGACATCATTCAAGATGAATACGATGCAACATTTGGAAAGTAATGCAATGAATGTCTATCAACGTCTAAACCTTGCCCGTGAAGCTTTTCATGGCTCCAAGCTCAAGAAAACAGGCCACAACAAGTTTGCCAATTACTACTATTTTGAACTGGGTGACTTTCTTATCCCCGCACTGCAAATCTTTAACATTCATGGTTTGGCAGGGATTGTAAGTTTTGGCAAAGAAACAGCAGATATGCGAATCATCAATGTTGACAAGCCAGAAGAAATGATTGTTATCGAATCGCCTATGTCTAGTGCAGCTTTAAAGGGCTGTCATGAGGTCCAAAACCTTGGGGCAGTACAGACCTACCTTCGCAGGTATTTGTGGGTTGCAGCGCTTGAAATCGTTGAACACGATGCCTTGGATGCAACTACTGGGATCAAGGGTACAGCACCTGTTGTAACCCCTCGTGGTGGCATTGGTGAAGATCTTCCTGAAGACATCAAAGAATTCTTGCGTGATTTAGCAAGGAGCGTAGAAGAATTGGTCAACCAGGGGAAGGCAGAAGCAGCCCTTGCAATGATTGATGAACAGGCGTTGGAAGCTGATCAGCGTGTCTGGTTGGCTAACCAAATGTCATCCACTGTGCGTTCAGCACTTAAAAAAGCGAAAGGGTAATACATGGAATACGACAACACAAACCGAGGAACCCTTGGTAAAAACAATAAAAAGACAAAAGAGACACAGCCAGAATATTCTGGTTCCTTAAATGTCAATGGAGTTGATTATTGGCTAAGTGGTTGGATTAAAGAAAGTGCAACTGGAAAGTTTTTTTCTTTGACTGTTCGGCCAAAAGAAGAAGCCCCCCGTCAAAGTTCTGAGCCTACTCGTAAGCCCAAAGCTGATGACTTTGACCAAGATTGCCCTTTTTGAGGAACAACATGACTTTTGATCTTGACCCAAACGAAGCCGCTTTTATTGTTCGTGTTATCGGACAACTGCCCACAGAAACAGGCGCTTACCCATTGCACCAAAAGTTAGTTGAGCAGTTTAAAGAACAGGAACAAACACAACCCCCAATGGAAATTGGCGGGACTCATTAATTTTGGGGCCGAAAGCGGATGCTGGTTATTGGGGAACGTGCCTGAGACTACAGAGAGACACCAGACGCAGCGAGTAGGCCCCCTTTACGAAAGAAAATCATGTTCACAATTGAAAAAAATGTCCCCCTGTCCTCAAGAAAAGCTTACCCATTTGAGCAAATGGAGGCGGGTGATTCTTTCTTGATCCCTTGTGCTGATCCTAAAAAGATTAGTTACATCAGAGCACAGATCAACAACTCTAAGAAGGTTTACCCTAATAAGGTAATCAGTACCCGCAAAGAAGAAGGTGGGTTGCGTGTTTGGTTGCTTGCCAAATAAAAGGAGTTGTGATGCTTTGCGATACTTGCCCATCACCAGATATTTGCGAAATACATGGCTGCACACCAATTGTGTGTGAGCCTACATCTGTACTTGATAAACAGGTATCAGGCAGTTACTACAAAAACAAAGGCATCCAGCCTATTGTCTACATTTATGCAAACAATCTAGGGTTTTGTGAAGGCAACGTAGTGAAATACGTTACCCGTCACAAGGAAAAAAATGGAGCTGCTGACATCAAGAAAGCAATCCATTACCTAGAACTGCTGCTTGAGTTGCAATATCAGGACAAGACCTCTAGCGCATGATTAATGTGCTTGATACGGTCCTGTAACCCGATTACACCCCCATTGATCTTCTTGGTCATGGCGGTGTAGTCTTTAGCATCGGCCTCTTTGTTTAGGCCACGCTTATTCCAAAACCATGCAGCGCTCAAAGTGGCATATTTTGGAGACAACAAAAGGTCAGGCGAATGAATGAAGTCCTCTTGCAAGGCATCACCACAGAGAGTGTAATTGTCCTTCCCGGTCAACTGGATGAGGCCACGGCCTTTATACAGACTACCTTCCTCAGTCTCTTCGGTTCCATTCCCCATACGACCTCCGTATACCTTGTTTGCGATCTTGTCGGGATTGCGGTGATACGGTTTTGCTACCTCAAGATTTTGGAATCTACTAGGCCAAACACGGCACAAGGCTTCCGCTGAGTAATTGAGGTTTTCTTGCAGCGTTTTAAAGTTACCTGACTCATGAGCGCACTGACCAATGAACGCAGCTATACGCAGTGGTGTGTTGATCTCATAGCGCAGCATAGCCTCGTTCAAAGGCTCTAGCCAATCGTCATCAATGTGCAACTCTTTAAGTTGTTCAGCAGTAATCACTTTGGGTCCCTGTCTTTGTTTGCCTTCATGTCCATGATCTTTTCAAGGGTCCTTCCCCCAAAGTAAAAGGACATGACCAGCATGCCCCATTGGCCCAGCAACTGGACGTAAGACTGATTGGTGTCGTAATCAAATGCTGACATCATGGCAAAGGTGAAATACCCTCCCAGGATCATCAGGAGGGTCATAGGGCGAATGTTTTTGGACAACCAAGAGTCAGACCCCATATCTGCTTTGAGGCGGTCTGTGAGGTTGTTTTGCTCTGCCTTGTAAAGCTCAGTCTCGTTAGCCATTCGAGCCAACTCACCGTCTTGAGCCATCTTTGCTAGATCAAGTTGTGCTTTGGCTTTCGCTTCTGGATCAGGAATGAGTTTGTCAATTAGCTTGCCGCCGACATCTAATAGTGCTGCGAGTGGAAACATAAATTACCTCTTTTTTGAAAGTAAAAACAAATCAAAGACAATTAGTGATGCGCCAATGTCTTTTGTGACCCACAGCGGAAAAATGGTGTCCACTGGGTATGCGCCAAACTCAAAGTAGTGCAGGGAGCGCATGATCTGCACCATTAGCCCGGTGGTCATCATCCAGATGCCAATCTTTGCAACGATCCGCATACCGTCAAAAAAGCCAGAAAACGACAGGTAAGCAACTAGCACAATGGCAATTAATTCAAGCACCAGAACAGCAAGCAACCAGCCAGCTACATTCATGCTCGTTTACTCCTTGCGGTCAGGCGCTTTCGAGGGGCATTGCTTTGCTTTGGAGCGCCACCCTGAATGCGTTGTCGAGTCTGGTTAATTTCTACAGCCACTTCCGCAATGTCCATGTGTTCTCGCTTAGACATAAAGTTTGCGATCCAGTTCATAACAGCAACGCTACACAAACCAAGCAACCAAGCCAAGCCAATAATTACATCTATCTTGTCACCAGTAATTCCAAGGTAAGAAGCAGTCATTCCAGTAAAAGCAAAACCTGCCATTGCAGATATGCCACCAGCAATGAACACACTTGCTACCTTACCTTTTTCACGCAACTTTTCTGGTGTCCAAAACATAGCAAGCGACAAGCCGCCAAACAATCCACCGATTGCTGGAGCAAGTTTTCCAACTAGCCATCCACCCGCTGCCGCTGTTTCTGATCCGGTCATTGCAAAGCCCACAAAAAAATGTAAATACTCCAAATCACAAGCCCAACAAGAAAGGCCGCTGCAATAAATGCAATGGCCCAATCTTTCATTTCAAATGGTCTTTAATTGTTTGCCACCAGACAGCAGCAATTCCAAACAACCCACCAATAAACAGTACAGGTTTTGCAATCTTTCCAAGCATTTCAAGTACCAAAAAAGCACCAGCAGCAGCCTCAAAAGCTTTTACTACGCCTTGAGTATTGGCATCAATACGATCTACTTTTTCTTCAACCAGTATTAAACGAGCATAGATTTCTGCATGTGATACTTCTTGATGCATGATTACCTCGGATAGGCAGATGGGGGAGCGATGCCACGACCAGCACCAACCTTACGAGTATATTCCGCTTCCTGTCTACGCCTCTTGGCAAGCTCTGATTGAGCGTAAGGATTACCAGCAAATACATTATTTGCAGTGGGAGCAAACATGCTGGCATTTGTCATGTTGATGTTTGCCATTCTTGGATCCACTGCCCTAGGAGGCATGTCAGAACCCTCACCAGCACCTGACATGGTAAAGCCTGGGGGTAGAACGGCTTCAAGCAATCCAGCACCTGCCATGCCTCGTTGACCGGGAGTGTCTGCTTTGGCAAGGTCGGTAACAGCCATCAAAGCACCAAGAGTACCTGCAACCCTTACAGATTTTGTACCAGCAGAAGTCTTCTTGGTAATGCCGGGGGTAGTTTCAGCAGGAGGCAAACCAGCAGCAATCATTTCAGCACGGGTAGCCCTGCCCAACAATTTGTTGATGTCCTTGGACTCTTGGATAGCCAACTCGTTTGTTAATGGAAAAGGCTGGTTTGTGTATGCCTTAGTGTATTCCGGTTGACCAATGTTTTGACGGGGAGTGTCAATGTATTGGGCGTTCGGAACAAAAGCATAACCAGAAGGAACAGACTTCATATCTGGATATTCAGTCTTGAACTTAGGCTCACCCTTCTTGTTCAGCGCTGCTGCTGGGCCCATGCCAGCAAAGGCAGGTTTACCAGTGCCTGTACGCAGCTCTTGAGGAGGTGCAACAGGTTGTGGAGCCATAGGTTGAACAGGTGCTTCCTGAATCATCTCTTTGACAGTATCAGTAACGATGCTTGTCACAGGAGAGTTAGGGCCAGGAGTAGGTGTTGGTGCAGGAGCATCTACAGGAGCTGCTGTGATGGGTGTTGCAATAGCCTCAGGAGGGGCTACAGGGGCTGCTACAGGAGCTGTAGGTGGTACAGGCTGGTTACCACCAATGCCTAGTTGTCTGTTGGCTTCAGCCAGTTGTTCTGCTCGTTGAACCTTATTGATAGTTTCAGCCGTAGGTTGACCAAGGGGGTTTAAAGTTGCATCCGGTGCAATATCAAAAAAACCACCTGTTGGAATGTCGATGGTTCGGTCAATCTCAGGAGTTTTGGTCATGTAGCGGTCTTTGATGCTTTTAGAAATTCTAGGAGCAGCATATGTAGCCAATGCCCCGAGAATGGCAGAGCCAGTTACCAATGCAGCAGGAGATGTCAGAACACCCGCCATAGTCATTGGGGATTCTGATGCGTCCTTTTTGATGCTATCTTCATAGCCTTGAACAATTGCAGCCCTTTTTGTGTCGGCTTCTGATTGAAATTTAGCAGCAGTTTCAGAACCACTACTAACCGCTTGAGGAGCAACAGCACCAGTGGGAACACCTAACTCTGCATTGATCTCTTCATCAGAGTAGCCAGCAGCTTTGGCGGCAGAACGAAATTTAGCTTCATTAAATTCAGCCATCATTAACCTCCAGCTTGTTTCTTGAGATCAGCCAAAGGAGGTCTGGCTTTTGGTTTTGTTTTTGTTTCAGGAGGAGCAACAGGCCCAGCAGCTCTTGGTTGCGCTGTTGGTTGTGTTTGTCTTGTAGAACGATTAGAAAAATCTGTATTTACAATTTGTTGAATCTTGTCAGCGTAATTGTTACGAATCTCTTTAAAGATGTCTTTGTTTACAAAGTTGGCTCCAATGGTTCCAGGCACAGGCAATGTTTTAGCATTGTCGTAAACACCAGCAGTCTCTTCAAAGTATGGAGCATACGCATTGATCATGTCCCTGTTCTGACGCAATGTTTCAAGTTGAATCATGAACTGGGATTGAGGATCTGCAAACGTCACAGATGTAGGCAAAGAGATAAAAGAAGGTTTGCCGTACTTGTCTATTGTCTTGTTAATCTCAGAGCCAATCTCGTTGCTCAAGGTCAGAGCTGCTCTCATCTGCTGAACAATCTTGCCTTGCTCTTCTTTTGATTTGCCAGCAATAGCAGCCTTAAAGCTTTCTGAAGTCAAAACGCTCTCTAGGTTTGAAGCAGTGTTTTTAGATGTCTCATTAGCAAGACTTGCACTGTCTGTTTGTTGCTTCAAGCCATCTGTACTAACTCGAACCGAGTTGTCTTTTGACACTAAGTATTTGCCATCAATAGTAAATGTTTCCCCAAGGTATTTATTGGGAATGCCAAGCTTTGCAGCAAGAGCAGTGTCAATCTTCTGGCCTCGACCAGCAGAAGCGTTTTCTTGGATTTGGTTCAAATATGTTGAAGAGTCAGACTTAGTGCTTGATTGACCTTGAGCAGTAGACAAAGTGCCAACCAAATTGGCATACACATCACCAGGAAGACCAAACTTCAAATTTGACACAAGCTTATCTAACGTATCAACCTTGCCATTGATGCCGTTAAACGCTGTAAACAAAGCCCTGTTTGCAACCTTTTCTTCACTAAAGGCTTGGTTGTACTTGCCACGGTTTTGCTCAAGGTTTTTACCTGCAAGTGTTCGATCAAAGTCGGTAACACTACCACCACGCTGAGAATATTCCTCAGGGGTTAGCAGTCTGCCCAAGCCACGGTCAAAGTAGCTTTGAGGTTGACCAAGAGCATTGGCTCGTACTTCAATAATGTTGCCATTGTCTTTTGCAAACTCTACAGAAGTTTTGACCTGACCACCTGTTGCCAAGTTGAACGCAGCTTCTTTGTTGCCCATCATGAAGGCAACCAAAGCTTGACCGTACAAAGGCTGCTCAGTCACGTTACGCAAAGCATTTGCAGCAGCAAGGTTACGCTCACTGTCAGTCTTGGCATTCTCAATAGGTGCAGTCAATGTTTTAAATTGAAAGCCACGGTCTTGAATGTCTTTAACTGTGTCAACTATGGCTCGGCCTTCAGCAGTACCTGAGCCCATTTTTGTTGCGGTGCTTAACAAGCCATCCACGTTCCTTGTTTGAAGGTCTTGGTTGGCTTGATTTTTAATTTGGGCAGCATCAATTAATGCACTTGGATATGCAGTGACTGCTGGAGGGTTCATTGTTTCTTGCATGATGTTTATCCCATCCCCATAATTTTCATTAGTTTGCCAGCTTTATCTTGACCACTGCCAAAGCCGGGAGTCTGCTGATACTCATTGCCTGTCAAAGCAACTTGGTTCCCTGTATCCGGAACAAATGGATTGAAGTCAGTTTCATTGGTAACGTCAATAACAGAAGACTGAGGTTGAAATGTTCCCTCCAAGATTTGCCGACCAGCATCTGGTGGTGGTGGAGCAAATGTATTGATCTGCACATTGGAAGGTCCAGAGTCTGGCAGGGGTGTTACTTCAGCCCCAGACATAGGAGGTGCAACAGGAGGAGCAGCCCCAAGTTGCGGAGGAGCAATAGACCTAGTGCCCATTGGCTGCATAGTTGGAGGAACAGCGCCAGCAGGTTGTGTTGTTGGGAGATTAAACCCACCCTTACCATCAGACTTGATTCCCATTTTGTCTAAAGCTTCAATAGCTCCAGACTTTTGCAAACCATAAAGAATGCCGCCAGTTTTTAGAGCCTTGCCAATTTCAGCAAGAGGACTCTGTCCCATGTACCTACGAGGATCTCCAAAGCTTGCGCCGAAAGGTGTTTCTGCTGCCATGATTGTTCCTTAGAAGCCAAAGCCCTTGCTGCTTGTTCTCTGGCCTTGTGTGCCAGCAAAGTTGGGCGTTGTAGAAGCTTGTGGTGTACCGTAAATAACAGATGCGTATTTGGACAACACATCCTGTGGCGCTCCAGCAAACCCAATACGACTAGCAGCCGATTGTTGAGCAGCAGACAGGCCAGATTGACCAGCACCTGTCAGGGATCCAAACAAACTACCTGCTTGACCCAGAGCACCAGCACCAGCACCCATCAATTGACTATAAGCACTTTGTGCTTGACCAGTAGCAGTTTGACCAGCACCCAAGAATGATTCAGCAGCACGTTGACGTTGGCTTTCAACACCAGCAGATGTCTGAGCAGCAACAGAGCCCATACGCTGTTCACCAAGGCTTGCAAGGTTACGAGAGGCCAATGCTTGACGGGAAGATCCTAGACCACCAGCACCACCAAACATGGCTGCTTGTTGACCCATTTGCTCACGGATCTCTTCTCGAGCAGGTTGCAAAGAAGCTTGAATTTGCTCTTGCTTGTACTGAGGGGAAAAAAGTGCATTAAGTTGACTAGCACCTTGAGCACCCAGAATCCTACCAACATCACGTTGGTAACCAGCACCTTCGCCAAGTTGACCTGCACCACCAGAAAACAGCCCACGACCAGCGCCTTCCTGGTAACCAGCAAGATTGCCTTGACCAGTAATGCCTGTGGTCAAAGCACCAGTTCCAGCAGTTTCTTGTAATGCGCCAGCTCGTCCACTGACATCCATAGCCGTTTGAGCAGCAGTGTTTACAGCAGGGCTGACATTGCCGTATACATCACCTGCCATACCAACAGTTCTTTGGTAAGCAGGAAATGCTGTGTTTGTGAGAAAACCAGTTTGTTGTCTTAGAAGTTCTTTTTGTTCTTCTGTGACTACTGGAGCCGAGGAGCTACTACCTTTACCGCCGCCCATATTTAGCCTTTGCCTTTCCCGCCACCCATAGGTTGCTGGTTAGTTCGTTGAATGCTTGCATTATCCCACTGACCAACAGTATTTGGATAGTTGTTTGGTTGACCATAGGTTGGTTGACCAGAAGTAGCGGCATTGGTGGTACTGCCTTTGCCTTGTGATGATTGCATTTGCTGTGTCTGCTGTGCTTGTCGTCTTTGCTGCCAGCTCTGAAACCCTGCTGGATCAGCGTTAATGGCATTTTGATCAAGCCCATCTTGACGCATTACTTGAGGCATATTGCTTTGAGCAGGAGGGTTTACAGGCTGTGCAAACCCCTTGCCTTGAGGTTGGGTCCCTGATTGGACCTGAGCTGATTGCATTCCCATATTTTATCCTTGTGGTGGCGTAGGCCAGATGATGTTGAAAGGATACCCAGATTGTTCTGTGATGTCTCTTAATTGTTGGCGGTAAACTGCCCATTGCTGTTGCAATTCTGGCGTTAACGGATTGTTGGTAATTTGAGTCCAATCAGATTTATACAACAAATCATTGCGATTTATTTTTACAGAACCACAAGCAAAATTGTATTTTTCTTGAGTATTTCTTGTGTCAACCCAATCAAATATTTCATTTGACCACTTCAAATAAAATGGTTGCAGTGTTGATTTTTTGTTTTGTATTTCCAATGGATATTCAATAATTAACCCATTGTCAACATAATGAGTTGATGAAGTTCCTTTTCCTTCCAACAATTCAAGTCCGTCTTGCTTTTGGCAATCCAAATTATCATCTTGGCAAGATCCATTAACTACAATTTCTTTTGTGTTTGGATTTGAAAGAATAAAATATTTCATACGTTTACTTGGTAAAGCATTGAAGTTGTTATTAAGCTAAAACTTTGACTGCTTGGAGTTACTCCATTACCTGAAGCATCTACAAAAATCGGGGTAAGTTCCACTCTTACAGTAAATGCATCACCTTGTGTATATGTGGCTGATGAAGCAAAGTAAACATGGTAACTTGCAGCAGATCCAAACAATCTTTTTGTTGATGCTGGTCCTGTTAATAGGACCCCACCAATGTACAAAGAATTTGAAGTAGCCAAATCTGGATTGCCAAATTTGTCGTAAATTGAAATTCTTGCAATAACAAGACAAGATACAGCAGGATCAGAAAAAGGAATGCCAACTTCTACTGCAATACTTGCCCCGGCAACCATGAATTTATTTATTACAGGAACAAAAGTCAAAATTGTATTTGTTGCTGGATATAAATTTGGGTTGGTATTATTCGTATTTGATGTTGTTGCATTCAAAAAGTTGTTAATAGAAACAACTGATCCATTGTATGTAATATTTGCAGTTGAATTTCCAAAAGCAAAGTTTCCAGATGAATACAAGATTCCACCAGAACCCGTCATAGTGGTTCCGCTAATTGCAGCAGTGTTGGCTTGGAAAGTACCCGTAACAGTCAAGTTGCCAGTGCTGGCAGATACCGCCTGTAAGTTTGCAACATTCAAATTGCCAGAAGTAACAATCTGACCATTCAGAGTTACGGTTGTTCCGTTGTAGGTAATGTTGTTTGCAGAGTCACCAACAGCAAAAGTGCCATTACTGTTAATCACAGCGCCAGCACCCGTCATTGATGTCCCACTGATGGCAGGAGTTGAGCCTGATTGGATTGTTCCTCGGGCTCCAAGGTTGTTTAGGATGGCTGTACCAGTGGATCTGGAGATGTAGTAACCAGTAGTACCCCAAGTGCCAGGAGAGCCGAACGATGGAGGGTTAGAGCCGTTCCAGTTGTCAGACCTGATGTCTTGGAAGACACTTGCAGCAATAGGACCTGTCCAACGTGTAGTGTTGGGAGCTACACCGTTGATGGTCAATGTTCCTGACCCGTTGTATTCTCCTTGAATGTACCAAAGCACCTGACCAACGGAAACCGCTGGTGTTGCTAAGGTCCATCCAGCAGGAGCATTAGGGCCTGATGTGGGAGTTGTAAAGGATGGAGTGGCAGAAGCCTGATCCTGAACTCTATAAGCTGTTAAAGCACTATTACCAGTTGCTCCAGTTTCACCATTTAGACCAACAGCACGAATAGCGTAAGCAACATTTGTCCAATCCAATACAGTTGTATTGATGCCGCCAGTTTGAACAATGGTAATTGCAATTGCCCAAAGATAATCACCGGGGGTGGTATTTGAAGGAGCTTCAACTGCCCAGCCAGCAGGTGCTGTGTAAGTCCCTGTAGCCCAAGTGTAGATTGTTGTTGTCGATGGTCTGGCAGGAGGAGTAGACGATCCTGTCCACTGATAGATAGTTGGTGTTGCAGTAATGGTTACGCTGATGGCATCAAGATCAATAGCAGTGCCATCATCTTGCTCCCAACCATAACCAGGAGCAACAGTGCCAACAAAAATCTCAAGCTGACGACCACCACTTACCTTGTAAAAAAAGAACTTGGTAGTGCTAAAACCACCAGCAACTTGAAGCCAGATGTAGTCAGCAGGGTTTGTTGACTCAACAGAGCTGTTGTTGTTTCTCGCACCGTAGTACAAACGGTTAGTTGGTGAGTTGCTAAAGTTGAGTGAGCCATCAGCACTGTCTGCGTATTTGATAGACAAATACTTGTACAGGTAGGCAATTGTTTGACCTGTAGGGCCCGTAATCAGACCTGTATTGGGGTCAGCACTCAGGTTTGCGCCAAAGTTACCCAACAGGTAATTGATGGCATCCGACAACTCAATGTTGGATGGATTGGAGTCCAGTGCAAACGGCATTAGAAAGCATCCTCAACAAGAGTTGCTTGCCAGTTCATGGCGGTCATGTTCCAAGTGTTGGTTGCATCATTGGTTTCAACCTTAACCGATACAGTGCGAACAGCGTTTTGTTGAGTTGTCACCCAAGGGCTGTTTGTATCGATCAATGTTGTCCCTGTTTGACCATACACAGGAGCTTGAGCAGTGGAGTTAGCACCACCAACAGAGATGTTGATAGCACCAGTACCCGAGATCTCAGGAAGAAGTCTGTGTATATACACTTTGGAACTGTATGGAATAGGTCCCTTGTCTGATTGCAAAACCACGTTATTTCGCTCAAACAACACAGGAATTGCAGCAGCGTTGATAAACGAATTACCAATGTTTGTCTGAATCAACCTTTGACTAGTTACACCACCTCGGGCATATGTAACAACACGAGAAGCCAATTTGAAACTACCAGAAATGAACTGAGGACCCTCTGTACCCATGCAAGCATTTTCAATGTCCTTAGGAGCATTCCACACTTGGATGTCATATCTCCAAGAGAGCATCTTGTTGCAATAACCAGTAGAAGTCAGATCAGGGTAATAAATCTCAATCTGGTTCTTCTGAGTATTGTTGACCATAAATATACGGTCAGAATATGATGTGCTTATATTGCTGTAGAAGTAGTTTTTTACTTTTTGGTTGCCAAGTGATTGGAAAGAGTTTCCATCAAATACCCATATATCTCTGGAATCTACGCCATAAACATTAGCGTCAGTACCAGACCAGCAATTGTTGTTCAGCAGTCCCCTGCCTTGGTTTAACAAACGCAAACCAAACACTGGAGCAGTGGAGTTTTGGTAGTTAATGGGTGAGAAGACAACAGTATCCCAATAGGAGCAAACGTAGAAGTTGCCACCCAAAAAGAAGCCATCAACCAATGGTCCACGAACTGGAACCTCTTGCTCGTTGGCAATGTTGGATAAGGTAGGTTCCCATGTATTGGGAATGCCTGTATTGGCAAAAGACTGTGACCAACGAACAGTAGTTGGGAAGTTGCTTTGGATACCACCAGAAACCTTGGTCAGGTTACCTGCAATCAAAATGTTGCCTACGTTTGGAGAGCAGTAACTTCTCACAAACCCAGCAACGGTGCTTGTTACCCCAACATCGTAGTTCCACGTTGCATTAGACGTAACCGTCATTTCATTGGAAGTAGGCAAGAAATACATTGGGTTGGTCAATGTATCGTTGGCAAAGAAAACACCACCAACCCATGAGGTTGTGATATTTAAATTAGCCGTGTATCCAGGTAGAAACACAGAGGGATTAGCACCAACACCAGGGGTAATGTTGCTAATACCAGCAGAGGTCAGCATGTACCACTTGCCTTGGTTAGAGGCGTTTCTGGTAGCAACAATGTATACCCACTGGGTTTCTGTGCGATAACCACCTTCCATAAAGATGGGATCAGCAGGAATGGCAGTCAGAATCTCTTCTTCACCAAAGATCTTTTTGATCCCACGAACATCAGCTTCTACATTCCGTCCATTGTTATATTCATTTGGACCCAAAGCATTACTAGGCACATCCGGTGTGAAGGACATGTTAGTAAATGGGGTTCTCAGACGGGTGTAATCGCTCATGTTAATCCACCATTGTTGGTTCCGTCATTTGTTCTAAGTTTCTGATAAGACGGGAATCAGTTGGGTTGAATTCTAAAGCTTTTTTGCAGAATTCAATTGCTTCGTCCTTGTGCCCAAGATGCCAAGCACAGATAGAAGCCAAGTCCAAAGGTTTCTCAGTCCAGACACTTGGGTCCATCGTATACACAAGGGCCTTGTCAGTTATCAGCAAGGCATTCTTAGCCGCTGAATAACCATCAATCCACATGCTTGACCTGTAAGCAAACATAGCCAGATCAACCCAAGGCTCACGGGTTCCAGGTGCTTCAGCACAAGCCAATCTGTACCACTTTAGGGCATCGTGCCAGTGACCCAGTTCATCATGTGACTTGCCAAGCAATCGCATGGCATAGCAGCGTTCATTAGCCCAAGTAGCCTCAGGCATAGCCAGATAACGATTCAGTGCCTGTATGGCCTCTTCCCATCGGTCGTAGAAGGTTAGTTCACGAGCATGGTAGAAAGCATTACGAGGACAGAATGGATCTTCCTTGATTGCCAACTCTAGCAGTGGCATGTACTGACCACGAGACTTGGTTGGATCAGGGTGATGGCTTACCAACAGCATGTCGGTATGGGCATAGACTTCTGTAATCCTGCCATCAGGCTTAGGATATTCATGAACTGGATGCCAAAACCTATAGCCATGACGAGCAAAAATCTTCTCGTAAAAGAAACTGATTCCACAGCCCCAATCGAATTTGTAGCGCAGTCTAGTTGTGCCTTCAACCCATACTCGCTCAATTTCCTCACGCCACCCTGGCTCCAAGACCTCATCCAGATCAAGACTAATGACAATATCAATGTCTTTTGGGAGCAGTGCAATGGCAGCATTTCGAGCCAAATCAAACCGCCAAGGGCTGATGCAAATGTCATACACTTTTGCGCCACACTCCAATGCAAGTTGAACCGTGTTGTCAGTTGAGCCAGTATCTGCAATGCAAATTAAGTCTGCGTCTTTTGCTGAGTCGCAAAACCGCTGGACAAAAGCTTCTTCGTTTTTGCTAATTGCAGATATTGCTATCTTGAGTTTTCTGGTCATTTCAATTCCTATACATTTCAATGTTTTAAGGTGCTACAGATGTAGTGGTGTTAGTCGTTGTGGTATTCGTACTTGTCACCACAGTTGGTACAGCCGTATTGTCAGTAATAGCGCCACCAGCCAAGCGACCACTGTTGCCAGAGTTTTGACCACTGTTTGCTCCAATCGAATAAGTACCTGCACCGATCACGCCTGTGCCACTCAAAGTGACGTTGGCTGCTGGTGCTTGGATCTGAGATGCAATGCCGACAAAGGCACTATTGGTACTGACACCCAATGCTGTGGCATTGTCAGACTGACGCAGCCCCAAGCTGGTTTGTTTGTTGATGGTGTACACCTGCCCAAAAGTTGGCAGTAGCAGACCTGTCCACTGCAAGGCATAGTCAGCCCATGACTTGGGTGCATTGATCTGCGTGTTCTGCTGACTGCCCATCTGCAAAGACATAACCGCCGCGACCTTAGCCGTGGTGTCACCTTGCTTGGCAATCTCAGCCAGAGCCTGATACCGGGCTGTCTGGGCTGCTGCTTGGGCTTTGTGGGCGTCAGCATAGGCTTGGTACTCAGCAGTGGCGCAGCCTGTCAGGGATAGGGAACAGAGGATGATGGCAATCAATTTCATGCTGTTTCTCCAGAAGTGCTACGGGCAAACGATTCTTCAGCGCCAGCCGGGATCATGTCTGGCGAAACAATTTCACCGCCCATATGTGCGCTTTCAACCGTGTGCAAGCAAACGCAGACCGTTTCATCCTCTTGCGCAACAAGTTCGTGCCTTAACTCCGCTGCAATCCAAATAAGGTGCGGAGCTTTAAAAACAGTTTCTTTGCCACGGCACCGCACCAAAACAGAACCATGAGCGACAAGAGTTGCGTGATCGAACTGATGCGTATGCCCAATCTCAGTATCTCCCGCTTTTGCAAAGTGCATCATGCGGGCAAAAAGATTGTGGACGCAGCTAATTTTTACAGTAGGTTCTTGCATTTTAAAGCTCCGTTACAGGAATTGATTCCGCAGGATTGATGGAAGCAACAACCCAAGACAGAGTAGCTTCATCCCACTCATAAAACGGCGGGGTGTTTGGTATGGGCATTGGGATTGGCGCTTCCCACAAGTATGAAAAACTGTTCAAAACCCATGATGGGTATTGTTTGGGCGGAGCAAATCCAGCGCCTTCTGGACCGTCAGGAATCCAGAAATAACCTACACCTGCATAGTTCTTGCGGAACGCTTTGGATTGATCGGGGTCGGGCGCATTTGTGTTGGGGGTGTAATAAATACCGCCTCGGGTGTTGTAGCTGGTCTGCACAAAGCTGGCGGGGTCACCCCAGTTTCCAGTGTCAATCTCAGCTTGGTCTATAACCAGCACCCGCTGGACGATGTTGTTCTCGTCAATTTGGGCAAAGTTGCTCATGATACAAATGTCCCAGAAGAAGTAAACGTGTGGTAGGTGTATCCGCCAGCGGAAGTGATGGTCCCCCCCGAACCGCGTGTTGCTCCTGCATAACGGATGATGACAACCCCGGAACCACCAGCGCCACCTGTTGTGCCACTACGAGCACCCCCGCCGCCACCGCCGCCGCCAGTGTTTGCTGTTCCCGGAAGACCAGAGACGTTTGTACCACCACCACTACCACCACCACCAGT